GTTTCATCCATAAAATTCATTAACTTTTGAATATTTTCTGGTAATGGTTTTCCAGTAGCCTCAGCCTCTGCTATAGCTTCTTCAACCTGCTCCTCAACCTCTTCAACCTTTTCTTTAGTAATTTCTTCTAATGCTGTGGCTTCTTGTGCTTCGGTTTCTACCTGTGTTTCTGTTTCGCTAGTAACTTCAGTTACAGCTTCTTCAGTTTTTTCCTCTGCCACAACTTCAGTTTCTACTTTCTCTTGTGGTGGAGCGCTTAAATCTACTTTTAAAACACTATCGTCTCCAGCAGACTCAAATTTACTTTCATCAACTTTCACTACGTTTTCATCACCTGAGTCTTGTTGGTTTTCTTGTGTAATCTCCTCGACTACTTTAACATTTTCTTCTTCCATAATATAATATAATAATAATTAATAATTCTAACTAGGGTCAAAACTACCTAAATCAAATCCGCCACCTAGTATATCATTACCTGCGGACTCAAAGTTTTTAGGTGGTTTTCCACCATTTCTTTGTTCAATCATCTCACTTTGTTGAGTTGCTTGAATTTTTGTTCTTTCATCTTTACGATCTTCTTTTTCTTTTTCTCCAGACTTTTTACCTTCTACCTCTATATTCTTTAACTGCATGCTATATTGAAACTCTAAAGCCATTAGCTCTTTTTTCATATCAACTTCTTGCTGTAGTTTTTGAATAGCTAACTGACTTTTTAATTGCTCGAGCTCGCCTTGACTAGCTGTTAGTGCTTGGTTTTTTTGTAACTCACCTTGAGTAGCTGCTTGAGCAGCTTGTTGATTCATTTGGCTTTGCATTTGCATGTTTTTCTCTTGTAAAGCCTGGTCTTTATCTAACTTTTTCTTTCTGCGTATTTTTAAAAGTTGATTTGCTAATTTAATGTTTTTTATCTCTCTAAGATCAATAGCATCAGCAAGTTCAATAGCTTTTTGCTGTAAGGCCATTTGAATGTTGTTTTCTAACAATCCTCTTTCTTCCTCGTCTGGTTGTAACTCTAAAAACACACCAAAATCATATAGGTGTAATTCAGATATTTCTTGTAAAGTNGCTACGTTNTGAACACCTATAGCCTGTATAAAAGCATCTTTTGTTGGAGAGTACTCTATAATATCAGATATTCTAAGAGATAAACATTCGCATGTTTCAGCTGTTAAAAACAAACCAGCTTGAAGTATGTGTCTAGTTGCTGTGTTTGAATTTGCGGCTGCTAACTTTTGAACTCCAACTAAAGCGTTTTTATCTGGTGTACTACCATCTCTAGCTTCGTTTAAGCCAGTTACATCTCTTATCATTTGCAGGTAATAGTTATACGTACCAATTAAAGACTGCATTTTACCACCTCCACTTCCAGATGCAATTTCTTGAATAGGTACTTTTCCTGGATTCATATCTCCGTCAGAAGTAAAAGATCTTCCAATAACAGAACCTGTCTGAAAGTACATGTTTAAGGCTTCTTGTGGATTATAGTTTGTGCCATTACCTAAATCTATTTCAGCTAAACCATCAGCGTCTAAATAAACACCATCTGGCACTAACCTAGACATTACCTGTTGTAGTTTCAAGTGAGTCAACTGAATCATGTCAGCGAAGCCAGTTATTCTTCTGACTAAAGAATCTATCTTACCATTATACATTCTAGGCGCAACTATAGAATAATTCATTTTAACTTTAGTATAATCACTTTTAGGCCTCATCATGTTTTTTGCCATCTGCCATTTAAGTAATTTATCGGTACCAAGTATTATAGCACCCTCATAAAGACACTCTATAGACCTTAACATTTTACTAAAACCACCTTCCATGTTTTCTGGTGGATTAAACGAATCATCTTTAGGTATAATTTTATCAGCACCACTACTTGTTTCTTTTACTTTGTAAACCTCGTTCATATAGGTTTTGTAATTGAAGTATAGGACTTGAATAGTATTATTATCTTCTTTATCGTAAGTGTGTGTTGAGTTGTAGTTAGATCTATTAGTAGACTTGTTTTTCATTATGTCTTTTAGATCTTCCTCTTTTAGATGAGGAAATTGTTTTGCTAGCTCGTTTACTGGAATAGTCTTTACTTCGCCAACATAATATATATCATCAAAATAAGGTGAATCAGTATAGGAGTAAACTAAGTTTGCAGGATCAACATAATCTATAGTAACACCTTCAGAGGTATTAAAATTTGTTTTTACAGCGCCAATACCTAGTACGGTAAGATCGTAATAAAATCTTTTCTTAATTAAATCATAATTGTTACCCTCAAACAAAACATTTAAAGCTTGCTCTTCAGCTAACTCTATAGATTGCTTATATGTTAACTGCATATATAACTGTAATTCTTCCGGTGATTCCGGTAACTCACCCTCAGTGTCTCTAGTGTTCATGTCATAACTAGCTTCCATTTCAGCATCAAAAGCTCTCATCTCCATATCTTTCAATGTAGACTCCATATATTCAGTTCTTTTGTTTACTCCAAATGGATCTTGAGAGTACGCTTTTACATCATACATTCTTTCAGACATACCATTAACAACTATATCTACAAACTTAGAAATAATAGGGACAGGCTTCCAGTCTAAATTAAGATAGGATAAGTCACCATTAATTGATAACTCATCCTTATATTTTTGAACAGACTGCTCGCCTCTAGCGTACAGCCTTAAACTATGAAAATCATTGTGGTTAGATTTGTATCTACTAGAACTTCTATCATTATTAAACCACTCTTGCTCTACAGCTTTAGCTACTTTCAAACCATAATCATAGCTAAGCTTTTCAGCGTCACTTACTGTTTGACTTGGAAAATAACTTTTATTACCAGAATACGCCATATTTATTACTTAATTATTTGTGAATTGTTTCCAGTGTTTGTGTATCTAGAAACGTTTATATTTAACTTAGGTTTTTCAACCTTTGCGTTTGGTCTATATAGATGCCTGTTATTAGCCATAATAGCTAAACCAGAACTTATTGACGCATCGTGCTTTGTTCTTTTGTTTATATCAAACTTTGTCCAATCGTTTAACAATTCGTTGAAATAACAATCTCCAAGAGTTCCATCTTGCTTAATACCTACGTGATCATTAATATACATTTCAATAGCAGCAGCGTGAGCTTGTTTTATATCTTCACTTGAATTAGGTATTCCACCAACTTCTTTTTCTGCAACTGATAGTTTGTTCCATATTTTATCAGGTCTATTCATACTAAACCCTCTGTATCCTCTTCGCCTTAAATAGTACAAAAGACGAGGTTTATTGTTTTCTGCGAGTATAGGCATACCATAAAATATTAAAGCCATTAAAACATCTTCAAAAAACATTTCAGCGGTTGGTGGTCTTGATAAGTATTCACAAAAAAAACTGTTTGCCGGNGCNTCTTCCATTGAAAACCTAGTTAAACCGTGCAATGCTCCTTTTGATCCAATACCATCTACTGTTCCTGATATATCATATGAATCACAACCAAAAGCACCCATGTGTTCGTTTCCAGGATACTTTATACCATTTTTAAGTATTACTCTATTTTGTAGATGTTGAGGTGGAACCCAACTTACTTTAAACCTACCTTTTGGATCTGGATGAAAAGTTACTTGAGTATCTTTAACTCCATTAGCCCACTGAAAATTACCTTGAGTAACGCCTAACGTTGCAGACATTTCTTCATTATAATCTATTTGCTCATATAACTTAACTAAATTGAAAATACTACCTTTAGTCTCATCTCTAAATGCGTGCTCTGTTGTTCTTGGGAACTGACGGTAAAATTCATTTAAACCATCTTGATCTTCTTTTAAACCATCTACTTCGTTTTGCCAGTTATCTATTACACCTACGTCTATTAATTCACCGTCTGGTGCGTATCTGTCGATATCAGGGTTAGTAAAAACTGGAACTCCATGCTCGTCAATAAATCCTTCGTAGTTCCATTCCATTGGGATAAAAAGAGAGTATAGTCCAGATTTTGTCTGACCGTTTCTATTTCGTTTAGTGACATCTGACGAGTTGTATAGTTTTTTAAAGTTTTCTCCACCTTTATCTAATGCGTTTGATGTTGAGCCCATCATACACTTACCTATTATTCTACTACCTAATCGTAAGCATGTTTTTGTAACCCTCCAGTTATTTAAAATATTATCAGGTCTTTCCCATTTACCACTTTCATCATGTACTAGTAAAGCTAGCTTTTCACCATCATAACTATTATCACCTGTGTTCTTCCAGTCTATCGTTGTATCTAAGCCTTTTATATCTTCTAGCTTTTCGTTTTCAGTAATCTTTTTTCTTGTAAACTTACTAGCGGGTACTCTATATGCTAGCTCTGACTTTGGTCTATCCATACCATCTTGTATAGGTTTAAAGAAAAACGGATAGTTAATTGATATAGGCACGACTTTATCAGTAAACATTTTTTTTGCATCAGCACCTGATTTAGATAAGATTCCATATCTACTATCACTCGCTAGAGTAGCTAAGTTAACTGTTTCAGCTGAAGACATAAAAGAAAAACCCGATCTTCTGTTTTTTAGGTAACACATACCATAACATCTTTTATCTGCTTTGCAAGCTTCCCAGAATATATAAAATAATCTGTTTGCTTCTCTAAAGTCTGGAGCGCCTACATCTATCTTGCTCCATTGCAGATACATGTAGTGCGTACCAGTTATCCAGGTTGGATTACCATTGTTAATAAACCAGAATCCTTCTTCTCTTCTTCTAAATTCTTCGTCTATATAATCGTGCCATTTTTCTTTACTGCTTTCCGGGTAACTTCTCCAGTCAAATA